CTTTAATAAATGACATAACACTTCTCCATAATGTATATCCATTATAGACTATGTTTGGGGTTTGTGCAAGGGGGTTTTAAAGTTTTTTTTCTATATTAGATAACTTTTTACCAACTTCAGACATTTTTTTGTCGAACCTAGTATGTTCCTTCATCATAGCCTTTAACTCTGACATTCCTAATTCCAAGTGGATTATGAATCCGAATATTGCACATATCATTGCAATATAGAAACAATCCATTGGTGATATAGGCACTACAATACCTCGTCAATCTGTTCTTGAGTGACGACTCCTTTCTCCATTAGAAGCTTTCTATGCTCCATGTGACGTTCTGTTGTGGTGTCTTTATTCTCACCAGTATATTCCACTGCATGATGGTCAAGAATCATTTGTTTGTTGACATTGATGACTGATTCATCTTCGTTATGAACAAATAACTCTCCAAGTATGCGTCCGAATTTTCCTTTGTCGTGACTAACGAGGGTAATATCACCTTCTGATAGAAGATGTGTAAGATGTTTTTTTGCGGCCTTTCCAAATAACTTTTCAACCTTATCTCTTGTTCTTGATTCGGGTGTATCAATTCCCATTAAGCGTACTCGTTGTTTTTTAAGTACGGTTGAGAAACCTAAGTCTATATCGACATCAACAGTATCACCATCTACGATTTTTGTGATGGAAACATGGAATTCGCATTGTTTAAATTTTGTAGACATACTGTTATTTATCCTAAATCGGTTCTTATCATTCTATGAAATCTTCTCTCGATAAAGGTGGTAGGTTATGACCCATCATTGAATGTTTTTTCTCATCATAATTAATCATTGCTTTCTGAATTGCATCTTCAGCCAATACACTACAGTGTAATTTGATTGGTGGTAAATCCAATGCATCTGCAATATCTTTATCTTTAATTAATTTTGCTTCTTCGATAGTTTTACCCATCATCATATCCACAAACATTGATGAAGATGCAATTGCACTTCCACAACCATAAGTCTTAAACTTTACGTCAATGATTTTTTCATCATCGTCCAGTAATAATTGTAGTTGCATTACATCACCACAAGCTGGAGCGCCTGCGAGTCCTGTTGCAACATGAGGATTATCTCTGTCGAGAGAACCAACTGAGTGTTTTTTCGGGTCATTGAGTACTGATTCAAATCGTTGTACTACTTCTTTACTATATGCCATTTACCATAATGCCCATACCGTTAATGAAAAGACAATGAGTACGAGGGCTTGTTCTATTGTCATATATCTATTTAGTGTAATTTATCCAAAGAAACTATCTAATGATGCAACTGGTTCAACATTCCAACCAATTAAAGTGATAATGTTTTTTAGGGGTTCAATGAATGACTTATCAAATTGCATATCATAATCAACATATCCATTCAATTCGAACTCTTTGGGAAGGACGTTGATAAACGATATAACATTCTCATTGATTGGATTAGGTATTGTAAGATAAGTGAAGTGTATCTTGTCACTGTTTTTAACGTTCTCATATCTTCTATGAACGTTCTTTTTCTTGAGTAGATGATTATACAGTAATGCACCCCTAACGTGTATGGGTGTACCTTTACTATAAATGTGTGTACCATCAGAATAATTTGCAAGATTATTACATCCTCTTGGTGATGCAATCTCTTCTACTGGAAGGTTTCTAAATTCCTTTCGTGCAGTTTCTACGAAGTCCCATACTTCTTCTTCAGTTCCGTTCATAACAACCTTTAATACTTCGGTCAATTTCTTACGAACCCACTGAGGTGTTGACGACTTTGCAGTTTCAATACCCATCATCTTGAGTTTAGGTTCTGCGAGTCTAACCCCTTCATTATCCAGTACATTAAGGATATATCGTTTCTTTGCAGTCCAAATACCACGGTCTGCAATAATTTCTCGACCCATTACCATCTTCTGTTGGAATGCGTTAGTGTAATCTGCGAGTTCATCGTATCCATCGGTCAATACTTCTAATATTCTTTGTTGACCAGCCTCATTTAGAAAATCTACAATCTTCGACTTGGGTGTACCTTCGGGAAATATCTCCTGTACCATTTTATCAAAGGACACATAAATCGAATCAGTATCCATTGCAATCACATAATCTTCATCTGTTTTTAACACATCATTCATGAACTTGTTTATAGTGTTCTCTGCAGTTTTAATAATCATCTGACCCGACATAGTAATCCCTTCTGCAAGGTTCGGGTCAAAGAATGCAAAGTATTGATTCGCAAGAGCACCATAAGCACTATTCAATGCAATCTTTCTGACCTGTTGATTGTTGTATGCACGTTTGATTAACTTGGATAACTCTTGTTTACGTTTAGGGTCTGAACACTTCTCGTTCTCAATCTGATATTCAATCATTCGTTTCTTCCACTCTTTTCTTTCCTCATAGAATTTCTCCATGAGTTCGGGAAGGAAACCTTGTAAGTCTCGTGTGAATTTTACACCATTGGGTGTGACTGTACAGTTCTGTTCTTTAAGTTCAGACAAATCATGTTCACGATTCAATAGTTTATCAATGTTAAGTGACATAAGGTCTCCCTTAATCATCTTTTCGGGACTGATATTGTATTGCATAATGATATGTGGATACAGGGAATTCAAGTCAAACGACATGACCCAATCGTGTTTACCAACAATAGGTTCTTTAACATATGCACCAACAATAGAATGATGTTTAGTTCGTTCTAATTTTTGTGGTGGTGTTTGGATGTTCTGTTCTTTAAGGAAGTTATAGATAATGGTTTCCCAGTACTTAACCATTCCAAAAGTGTCATTATAATTACACTTCGCATTGTAAGCCATGGTCAAAGTCAATTCCAGTAGACCAAGTTTATCTTCTAGGTCTTCAACCAGTGTCACATCTTTGACATTATATTCTAGATATAGAGGATAGTTATTCTTGTAAAGTGTATGTAAATTTCCATATTCAGAATAGTCAATCTTCTGTTTGTCTAATTCGATATGTGAAATATGGTCAAGGGAATATGATTCTTGATTGACGAATGTACGTTGTCTATACAATTGCATATAATCAACCACATTCAATCCATAGAGATTGAACACCATAACCTTTTGACCATAGTTGTTAACATAGTCTCTGACATCTGACATATTCCATGGAGAGAACTTCTTGTGTGAACCCTCACCAAATAATTTATCAACACGATTACAAAGATAGGTCATATCGAATGCATCAACATTCCAACCAGTGATTACGTCAAAACTTTCTTTACGCCAGTATTTGATAAACGATTCGAGTAGGAATGCCTCATTCTTACATTCATGGTAGATAACATTTGCAGGACAATCATCCCATGGGCCAATACCAAAGGTATGTGCGTTGTGTCTAAATGGTTTGATTGTAATTGCGTTGACTTTCTCTTCTGCGAGAGTTGGTTCGGGGAATCCATTTTCAGATTCACACTCGATGTCAAGTGTTGCAATTTTAACTTTGTTGTAGTCCCATTGAATATCTCCGTGGAACTTTTCTGCGATGTAGGTATAGATATACTTGTCATATCCATGTATTTCAAATCCATCGACTTGGTTGTATTGTTCACGGAACTTTCTTGCACCACCCATGGTGTCAAGATTGACTGCTTCTAGTGGTCTTCCATCAAGTGAACGAAATGCAGTTTCACCCTTTTTGGATAACACATAATGGTTAGGTCGATATGCGACCTTGACCATGTGTTGTTTGTTTCCTTGATAACCCTTTACGAGTATTTTGTCACGAGTACGACATACATTAGTATAAAAATCCATACTGTTATTATAACAGAAAGTGGACTATTCTACAAGTGTTTTTACGGACGGATGTAGTAATCCTTTTATTGCTTTTAGTTTGTCTATTGCATCTGTAAGTTTTGAAACTTCAGCATCTAATGCTTGGACAATTTCGGGATGTTCACCTATACCACTTGGGTTCTCTTGATACACTTGAATGTTTGCAGTGTGAACTGCGATATCACCTTCGTACTTCTTTTCTAATGCTCTTAGTAAGTCTGCCATAATTATTTATTCCCTGTTGCTAATTTGTAATTTGTCTCCAAGTTGGGTCTCACATTAAAGGATGTGACTATATGACTCTTCGGTATTACAAATTTATATTCTCTTGCATAAGGTAGCCATGGTGCAAGATTGATTTCCATGTTTCCGTCAACGACTTGTTGAACTAATAGTTGTGCTTCCGATATGGTGACAGTTTT